GAAAATGGGCTTAGGACGCTGGGTTTACGCCTTTTTTCCTTTCTGGGATGGGCGGCTGAATCAGCGTGAGTGGCCTAAAGGCTTGGCGATGGATCTGGAGGAGATACGTCTCCTCGATAAGTACGGTCATAAGGGGCTTAAGCAGGAACACCTAGCCTTCCGTCGCCTAATGCTGGAGACTGACGCGGAGATCAGAAAGAACCCTGATTTGTTCCGGGTCTACTATCCGTTTGACGACATCACGTGTTGGATTGCATCTACTGGGTCAGTCTTCCATGCTAGCCTTCTTAAGAAGCATCAGGACTCTAGTATGGTTCCTTGGGAAGCACCCTTCATGGAATACGAGGTGCCCGAGTCAGGGGCTACCTACGTTATGGGGGTGGACCCGGCAGGCTACGCGGCGCGAGATCATGCTGCCTTTCAGGTACTTAAAATCTACGATGGCGAGTGGACGCAGGTCGCAACCTTCGGTGGAATCACAGACCCAGTAGCGTTCAGCAAGACTATTGATAAGGTTGGGCGTCGTTACAACAATGCTCTAGTTGTAGTGGAGAGCAACGGTGTTGGTGTGGCAACGCTGGCGCTGCTTGAAGAAATGTCGTACCCTAATCTGTTTTACGAAAAGCCGTACAAGCCGGGTGTCGCGGCGACCTCTAAGTCTGTTCCTATAATGCTCTCGTACCTCCAAGACGCTTTGAAGGACGAACTCATTTTGCACGACGAGGATACTGTCAGTCAGTTGGGTTCGTACCGAGACGATAAGAGGGTTGAGCGTAGTGCTACAGCGGAGATGCTGCACTCCAGTAAACCGGGGCGTAGACGTGACCGCCACCACTGGGATAAGATTTCAGCACTGCAACTCGCCTGCTATGCTGCGCGGTTTGCCCCAAGACGCTATAAGAACACAGGAAGTCCAGAAGGTATGGAAAATGTGCTTTTATTTAAGGACATGACGTATACTCAAGTTGAAACCTTCCGAAAGGACAGTTCCAAAAAGAAGGAACGGCGCAAGTGGCGTCGAAGTAAGTACCGGAGACGTTAATGGCTACATCGCAGGAGATCTTGAATAAGAGCGCGATGAGCCCTTCTAGTGTCCAGAAGAGGCTTCGTCAGTTGTTGATGCAAGATTTGATGCCTGCCGATGAGGTCAAGGGTGATACGGTAGACAAGATCGATCTTCTTAAAGACGAACAAGAGCGCCAAGGGGAGGTTTTCTAATGGCTGGACCGTTTAGTACGTCAGAAGAAGCCAAGAGGGTTGATGAGGAGTACAAAGCCGCAGGTCTTCCTACGTCTACTCAAACTCTTCGTACAATGATGAACCGTCAGGAGTTGCTTAAGGCATTAGACCCGGAGCAGCAGACGCTCGATCCTGCCGAAGCCGAGAAAATCAAAGCGGGCGCAGTCCGCACTTTCCGCCAGATGACGCAGCCCACGCTGGAACAATCTGCTCAAATCCTTTCCCAACAACCCGGAGCAGCACCACTACCGCAAGCAGATGGGGAAGCAGCGGCAGAAGCAGCGGCTGGAGCGGAAGCAGGGGTAAGGACGAACTTTGAAGCGGCTCGGAGAAAACGGTTTGCTGATGCAGTTTTGGCTGCGACAGGACAGGCACCTTCTTACGCCACGCAACTCGCACAGCAGTTTGGAGGACAAGTCGCGACTCAATCGATGCCCGCTTTGTTTGAGGACTTGTTGGGTCTTGAGAATGAACTAAAAGGCGCTACCATAGATGACGTTGACTACGGCCCACTTACCGGTATGGGCGCGACATCCGATGATTTGGTGGGCAATGTTTCAACCTTGGGGCTAGCGTAACATGGCGGATAATCTTGAAGAAATGGTCCGGGGACTTAAGCTTGCCCAGCGCAGGAAGACGGGGAAGGACGTTAAGACTTCGGCACAGAGGTTTCTTGCTCGGTCTAGGGGTGTACCCGAAGAGGTTGTTCAGGATGAGTACCGTTATGGCGGCATGACTCCTGAAGAAGTTGCCGCCTTCAACAAGAACATCTATGCGTCGTTCGACAAGCTTACCGAGTTGGAGAAGGAGTACGGGAAGCAGAGCGTCAACGTCTTCAAAGAGCGAATGATGCTTGAGAAGAAGATCTTAGAAGAAGCCGTCAAGAACGTCATGAACATGGAAGACAACCTGACGGGCTTCAAAAAAGAGCAGATGAAGCAAAAGCGTTTGCAGATGCAGGGTCTTATCGACGATATGAACAAGACTCTTGAGCTTTCCGACAAACAAACGGAGGCGACAAAGAAGTCTGATGTTGCAATCGGCAAAAAGGCTCGTTCCCTACTAGAGAAGATCGACACAAAAAAAGGCACCACACCTATTTCGATTATGAAAGCTATGGGCGAGTTGGAGACAGACGAGGATGTCGATGCTTTTGTCGCCGAGGTCGATGATGCTTTCGACACAACGTATGCGGGGAAAATACCAAAAGATACGTGGGCGAACTTTAAGGTCGAGCTAACGACGCAGGCAGAACGTCTTAAGGCTAAAAAACCTTCCGCTGCCGAAACAGAGGGGACGGGCCGCGACGAGTGGTCGGCAGAGGATGAGGAGGCTCTTGCCTACTACACGCGACCGGGCGGGATGGAAAACTACCATGATGAGATCATGGAGAGGATTGACGAAGCCTCTGCCATTGCGGGCATGGAAGTGTTGCCTTCGGTTCAGAATCTAGCGAACGCATGGAGTGGCGGGAAGACGCGCAGTATCGAAGAAGCCATCGCTATGAAGATGGAAGGTGCGCCTGACGTACCGGGTATGATGGATAAGGTGGCGCAGGACAAGCTTACGCTGCTTGACCGTATGCAAGATCCAAACCCCCCGTCTGAGATCCAACTTGCCTACAACGCTTTGACCGGAAACCCTTCGTTTGGGAACATCCGTCAAATGCTAGGGACTCCCGGAAATCCAGCTTCCAACCTTGAAACCATCAGGTATCTTAAGAAGCGTGTGACGATGAAGGGCACCAAGCAAGGTTTTCCGGTTTCGCCCGAGACGGCTGTGGCGCAGAATCAGAAGATGGACGACATCATGGCTAAGGGTGTCCGTCCCGAGGTCGTGGCGCGGGCAGATGCTCGACCGGCATTAGCGGCTACTACAGGCACGAAGACCCCCAGTTATCGTAGCCGCGCCGCTCAACTGTTATCTTTGACTAGTGATCCCCAAGCATCCGAGGGCGATGACGAAGGAGTTGTGACGTAATGGCACCTAAAGCAAAAGAGAAGACTGCGAAAGATCTCAAACCAGATCCGGGAGCAGACCGCCCTTACGAGAGCGACAACCCCGAACCGCTGGAGACGGAGAAGGACGTTCGCCGATTCCGTAAGGATATTGCTCGCCGTGCGCTTAAGCAATCTCGCCAAGGGAAAAGGGACGCCCGTCAGAGAGAGAGGGCTACGAGTGCTTTTCAGATTGGCGCAAGGGACAAAGACTTTGACGTAAGTCAGATGGGCGAAGAACTTACGCAACAGCGTGTTCCCGGAGAAGTGGCTGAAGTGGCTGAAGAAGCGACACCTGCCGTGTATGAGGGTCATGGCGGCTTCGCTTATTCGCAAGACCCAGAGACGGGGCATTTCACGATTGAGAAGAGCGGAGATTCCCGTGTTCCTGTGGGCATGGTGATTACTCCCGAGACAACTGGCGTGGGCGGCACATCTCCTTACGAATCGATCAAGATGGAAATCGAGTCAAAAGGCGCACGCAACCTGTATCGAGCCGCACCAAGAAGGGAAGGTGGCGGAGAGGCCGCTGAAGAGACGGCAGAGACGGCAGAGACGGCAGAGACGGCAGAGACGGCAGAGACGGAAGTCAGGGCTACGGGGACAACTCTTTCCGACGTGATGTCGGTAACGTCGACACTTATGTCAGACCCGTCAGGGGACGCAACCAAGGTGGGCACCTACCTCCGGGAGAAAAACATCGACCCGGCAACAGTCGTCGCGTATCCCTTAACGGTTGACGGAAAGTCGTCGGGGTACGTGTTTTTTGACAAGACAAACCCTAATGCCGTCGCTGAATGGAGCGAATCTGTCGAGGAAGGATACGCTATCGACGAGTCTACCCCTATGGAAGTATCGTATGGTACTCCCGGTTTTGGGCAGGACGATTTCCTACGCATTTCAGATCCGACTGTAGACCCAGCGACAATGCCTGAACGTCCTACACGGGAAACGGGTGAGGCTCCACGACTCAATCCCGACAGTGAGTTTAGTTACGAGTCGCCGCCCCCCGCACGCGAGCCTAAAGCCATTGCTCGATTCCTCAAAGAGCATCCAGATATGACCGAAGCAGAGGTTATGGGCTTCATTAACAGGGCAAACTATGGCACTGAAAGGGAAGCGGCGGCGGAAGCGTTCCTTGGGGTTCAGCGTGCTTACGCCGACATGATCGAGATTAGCCGTTCAAGCTACGGCAACCGTAGTTTTGGTGAGCAAGATCGTATGCGCCGCTACCGAGAGTTGTTTGACGTACCCCCGAGCATACCCGATCGACTTCTTGCGGCGGTGACGTATGGGGCAGCGGGCACATCTTGGGGGGGTGGCGCGGGCCTTATGACCGGGCCGCTTAGTCCGTTCTTGGCCCCGATTGGTGCGGTGGGCGGAGGCACGGCGGGCTTTTTGACTGGGTTAATCAATCCGCAAATCGGCCAGCACGCCTTGCCCGGAGAAGGGAGACATCGTACAACTATTCGCAGGGCACCTCCGATGGAAAGTGAGAAGTACCTTGGCTCGGAGTATGAGAAGCAGTTAGCCGAAGGGAAAGACTAATCACGGCAAGGGAGGTTTGTTGTGGCTTTGAAGGGACCGCAGATCCAAGGAATCATACGGACGCACAAGTCTAAGTCTTCGGTAGAGCGAAAAGACTGGGACAGGTGGCGTTCGTGGTACATGTCCGATTACTGGGGCGCAAAGTCAGAGCAACCTACAGGCTCGTTCGATTTGACGGAAGAAGAAGAAATCACCTTCCAGACGAACTACCCTTACGCCTACATCGACACTATGATCGCGAATATTTGCCCTCAAAACCCGCAAATCACGGTTATGGCGAGGCAAGAGGAGTTGCGTCCTGCGGCACGCTTCCGTGAGGCTTTGGTCAATGACACGTATCGTCGCAATGACCTTCACCAGTTGTTGTGGAAGTCAGCAACGAGCGCCGCTATCTGCGGACGAGGGTTCCTCAAGATTGTCTGGAACTTTCGCCGGGACACAGCGGAGATCTTCACGGTCGATCCCCGTCACGTTTTCTTCGACATGTCCGCCGCTAAATGGAGCGACATCCGGTATCTCGTTGAGGTGACGGTCCTTACCCAGTCCGAGTTCAACGCCCGCACAAAGCGCAAGGGCAAGAAGGGCGCGACGTACAACGCCAAGGTTGCCGAAAAAGCGGTATTCGGGGGCTTTCCCACGTGGCTTAAGGATAACGCCCGCGACGAGTCCATGCTTAACGAGGCGTCACGCGATGTCTATAAGTGGGTCACGGTCTATGAGGTCTACGACTTTGAGGGCGAAGGTAGGTACTACCACGTTCTTGATAACGTCGAAGAGCCTTTGTTTGAGGGAGATCTCCCATACCGCTTCGTCCGCAACCCGTTCATGCTCCTGACGTTCAACGAGAACATGAAGGATTTGGGGGGCTTGTCGGACATCAAGTTGATTCAGTCGCTTCAAGAGCGTTTGAACGAGATCGATACCCTAGAGTTGTGGCACGCCCACACTTCGACGCCGGTCATGATGGTCAACACTGCCCTCGCGGATAACCCTGAAGACATTATGACTGCGTTGCAGGAAGCAAACCAACCGGGCTCGATGGTTCCGATTCAGGGTAAAGCAAACGCGCCGTTAAACCATATCATCGGTTCTACGCCAGTTCCGCAATCTGTCCCGGCTTTTGCTAACATGCGCGAGCGGTGCAACACGGTCATTGAGTTCATCTTGGGTATTCCCCAGTACAGTCGAGGGGTTGTTGGTGTTGCGGACGTTGCTACGGAAGTTGCTTTGGCGGATACTGCGACCCGAACTAGGAACGGGCGACGTATCAAGATGATTGAAGATGTTGTGTCTGGCTTGTCGCACCGTGTTGTGGGGCTTTACGAGGAGTACCTTTCTCCTGACACGAAGCTTCCGATTCGCTTGACGGATAGTCAACAGGTCTTGGAGGTTTCACGTGAAACACTTCTCGCCCGCCCAGACCGGAATGAGGCAGAAAACTCTTTAGAGTATGACTACGAGGCGATCCCCTACTCTCCTACAGAGAACCATCGACTCATTCAGCTTCAAAAGATTCAACAGTACATGCCGCTGCTCCTTCAATCGCCTTCGGTGGACAAGGAGAAACTAATCATCAAGTTGCTCGATCTCCTGCAACTCCAAGACATTCTCGCGCCCCCCGCTCCTCCCGCCCCTCCTCAAGGTGCGGCCCCTCCCGGTATGCCTGCCATGCCCGGTGCGGCACCGGGAGCACCACCGATGCCGGGTCTACCTCCGGGCGCAGCGATGGCACCACCTTCGGATACGATTGCAACGGGGGCTTTACCTCCCGGCGCGGAAGTTCCAATCGGGCCAACGCCGATGGGTGGACCCGGTATGCCTGCTCTTCCGGGTAAATGATGCCTTACTACTCTAAAAAAGCCAAAAGCACTGTCAGCAATAAGGTCAAAAAGCTTCTTAAAGAGGGCAAGAAGCAAGATCAGGCAGTAGCAATTGCTCTCGACATGGACAAGAGGAAGAAGAAGTAATGTTAGACATGACGAAAAAGGCGGCGAGAAAAGCGTTAAAAACAGAAGGGCTAACGTCTAAACAAAAGAGCCAGTTATCCGCGCACGCCGAGCACCATTCGGAGAAGCATCTAGACGCTATGATTAAGCTTATGCGAAAAGGTGAGTCGTTTAAGTCCGCCCACGAAAAAGCTTTATCTCAAGTTGGTAAATAACGGCGAGGAAGAAGAAGTAATGCCTTTTTACGACTTTAAGTGTCCCGATGGGTGTGGTTACTTCCACGATGTCTTCGTGCTGCTTAAGAATCATGGTAAGCAGGACTGCCCCTCATGCGGCTCGGAACTTGAAACTGTGATCGGCACGGTACACACGATTGGCCCGATGCCGTCTAAGCCCCTCGTTGTTAAGCAGGTGGGGCGTAGTTTTGAGTCTCGCGCCGAGTTCGACCAGTACCAGCGAGAGAATCCGGGATTTGAGGTTCTAAGCGCAAACTCGACTAAATGGAAGCAGCACAAAGACTTAGCGAGAGAGCGTGTAGAGGCGCGGGCTAAACAGATGGGTTTTAGGGACCATGAAGAGCGCGTTGCTCACCGGAAGAAAGTCAAAGAAAACGCTGTTTGACGTAAACTTTTTTATCTGCTACATCAAATGTGGAGTTCACGATGCCGTTAATGCAAGATCTTCTCGACAAACTTCAAGAATCCCCTCCGCAATCTGAAGAGGAACTGCGCGGGATTCTCGATGAAACTGGCTACGATCTTATCATGAAGGAACCGTCTCCTGAAGAGGAGGAGATGCCCGATGATGAGGGTCCAGATGACGAGGGCATTGCGGCAGAAGAGGAAGTTGAAGAGGAACTTCCGCCAGATGATATGGGCGAAGGAAGCGAAACGGCAGATATGCTGGAATCGATGCTTCCTCCGGGCATGGATTCTGGTTCTCCCGGTGTTCATCCTCGTATGAAGATGAAAATCATGACCTTCAAAGCGGCTAACTCCGCGATGAAGAAAGACAAGAAGGGGAGGAAATCTTGAGTGAAGAAGTTTCGGAGGTGGGCGAAGTCGCCCCTAGTGCTCCTGTGGTGGAGTCCGCTCCGGCGGTTGACACAACCTCTAGTGATGACGTTGGTGCGGTTGCGGAGGCTTCTGATGACTCCTCCCAGTCAGTAGAAGCGGACGTTCAAGAGGCGGCTTCTCCCACTTCTTTTCCTACGGGGGAAGATTTTGCGTGGGATGATTGGGACGGGGACCATGAGAAGTTCCCGCAAGAGGTTCAGTCATGGGCGACCGGGATTCAGACTCACTACAAGACCCAGAGTCAGAACGCGCAGGAAGAGGCAGAGCGTACTAAGCTTTTGTACGACGCCCTTCTAGGGGGACAGGAAGATCCCCGCGTCACGGAATACCAAACAAAGCTTGCGGAGTGGGAGGCGAAGCACAGCGAACTTGACGGTAAGCACGCGGCGATCGAGGCCGAATATGCTGCATACCGCAAGGAAGTTGATGAGGCGAATGAGGCAGAAGCACGTCGTTATGCGGACTGGTACAAGTCGCAGTATTCCGACATCTTTGAAGACAAAGCATTGTCGAAGTCTCTTGCAGACCTCATCCAACAAGAATGGGATCTTGAAGCCGCCGCCGAAGCCGTAAGGCTACCGGAGGCAAGCCTTAAGGTCGCTATGGAAGCGAAGAAGAATGGTGTGCCCGATAAGTATGCCCTTCAACTCGCTCAAGGTGTGAAGAACACCGCTGCTCCCAAACCTCGACCGGGCGCAACCATCACTTCTGGGGCAACGTCACCAGCGCGACCTCCAGAGCAATCTCCCTTAGAGAACAAAGAAGCTTTGTCCTTTAAGGATTTACGTTCAAATGTGGCGCGAATGGCGCTCAAAACTAGTCGGAGGTAATCATGGCGATTTCGCCTGATGTTGTCGCTACCGCTCTTAATGAGCTTATGCCTGCCTATTCCAACTTGTTCATCAAGTGGCATCCACTTCTTGAGAAGATTATGGAAGGCGGAAACATGGACCGCGCTGCGCTGAAAGGCCCAAAGCGTGAGTTCGCAGTTGTTACGGATGGTCCCGGTACTGTTACCGAGATCGCGACGGGCACGGAAGTTATTGCGGGTGGACGTTCCCAGAACGCTCATCGGGGTAACGTCATTGCTCCTCGCCTCATCTATGCGTTTGATGTGCCGGGTAAGGACTTGGCCGAAGCAAACGGTGAGATGGACCTTGCTCGTATTCTTCAGCACTACCCAGAGTTGGCGCTTGCTGACTTTCACGAGTTGGTGTCGAATCAGCTTGGAACGGGCGCAGGTACGGGCAACGTCGGTGGTTTCGCTACCCTGAACGGTTCTACTACCTTTAACCCACAGGGTGCTGGCACTCGCAGCGGGTTCTTTGAGTTTGCCGCCACGGGTTCCCAGTCCAACACGGTTCACGGTTTGGCTAAGGCATCCGTGGCAGGTTGGCGCAACCAGTACGAGGACATCACCTCGTTTGCGGTGAATGGTCGTTCGCAGATGCGTAAGGCTTACTTTGCCGCCTCGCGTCAGGGTAAGACTCTCGGTCCTGTTGACCTGATGATCGGTGACGAGGCTTCGTACCTCAACTACATCGAAGATCTGGACGATCAGGTTCGCGTGTCGAAGGTTGAAGGCGACAAGTCTCCGGGCAATGTCCGTCAGGGCGTGAAGTTCCTCGACGCTGATTTCTTCCTTGATGACTCCATCGACGTGTCAGCGTCGACCTACACGGGCACTCCTGCCGCCGACGGTGTTATCTACGGATTCAAGACTCCGACGTGGCAACTGTTCACTCTCGGTCACGACGCTTCTCGCGAAACGAAGGGCGACTTCGCTCTCCGTGGACCGTTCCGTATCCCCGACCAAGATCTGTACCGCTATGAGGTCGTTCTGATGATGGGGCTGCATACCACTCAACTTCGTGCCAACTTCGCCGTCACCGGCGCAGCCACCCCATAGGAGGGCATCATGGGTTTTACAGCAGCAGGTATTACTACCTCCACCGTCACTACTGACCAGCAGGCTCCTCTCGGGTTTGT